TCAAAGCCGGGGGTACGATGAGCTTGTTGGGCTTCGCCGCGATCAAGAGACCACGTTCGTCGGTCCAACCAGCAATCTGAATAACCGCAGCTTCCAACGAGGTTTCGTTGAGATCCGAGGCCGTCAAACGGTTGCTGTTGACACCGCCCGAGATAAGCGGATGCGAGGCCGAGAACAACGGCTGACCGTCACCACCCGTGTAGGCAGCGGCGAAACCGTTGTTAAGGACCGAGGCCGCCTTAACTTGCTTCGTGTACGCCATAGCGCGAGCAAGAGCCTTCGTATAACGCTTGCTGAGCGAGTCGTACAGGTTGTCCTCAACCGCCTCTTCCGTGATGGAGAAGCCGAGAGCAATCGTCTCGTGGTTGTAACGAGCCGTCCAAGCTTCCTGCGCGTTATCGTACGCAATGGCTTGGCCTTCCGGCTTGACCGGGGCAGCGGAGAATCCGCTCAGCTTCGTCTCTTCTTCGAAGGAACGCTCGGAGGTCTCAGTCTCGTAGATCTCCTTATGCTCTTCGCCGTACTGCTTGTACTCCAGACCGAACAGGGCGTTCAGGCCGGGAAGCAGCTCTTTCAGTAATTGTGCACGTGAAATAGCCATTTCTTAGAACTCCCTATTAGGTGCCCGACGCGTTGTTATACGCGTGGTACCCAGCATTGAACTTGACGATGAACTCGACAATGTTGCCGCTGCTGTTCGCAGTGTCCACCACCACATCAACCACACGGAACGGCAACGAGGTCGTCACGTTGTTGATGTAAATGCCCATCTTGCTGTCGCCCGTGACCGAAGAACCCGTGTTGAGGACGAGTTCCGCGTTCGTGCCAAACGAGTTGGCGCGGGAAACATAAGCCGGGAGGAGGCCGCCAGAAGTGCTGTCCGCAACGTTGCTCGTCACGTTGACAACCTTGTAGAGCGCGTTCGGATCATCCGAGACGTACGCAACAATGTCGTCAGCCACAACACTACCGGGGTAGTACTGCGAGAAGAGCTTCTGCTTCGTGGTCGGGTTCGTGTACGAACATCCGAGGAACACACCGATAACACCGTTAACCGGCGAGGCGTTGTTCTGGAGGGTCGTGATGATGACATTTCCCGACGAGTTCAACTGAACGACATCACCGTTGTAGATAGCGGTGCCGTAGTTGCTCCCAATCGGAATCTGTCGGGTAGCACCTGCGAACGGCAAGCCACCGATCAAGTTGACCGGTTTCAAGCCATAAGGTGCATCAACAGTGGGATAAGCCATTTGATACTCCTAAAATAAATTTATTTGCCTTTGCCAAACGAGACCGTCGTTTTCCGCTCATTAAAGAGGGGCATACGCTCGTCGCTTAGCCTCATAAAATTGTTGTCTACAGACTGCATCTGAGCCTGAGCTTGGCGGGCGTAATAATCATCACGCTGCTTCATCAGTTCAGCCGGAGCCTTACAGAGCAACAATCCGCCAATCTCAATGTTGTCTTTAAAACGACTATTGGGATCAGCTTGCATCATCAGTTTGGGTTGTTCAGAAGCCTTAACCGGCTCCCATCCTTCCCGAAATTTTGCAGACGTATTAGATGGATCTGCTTGACCCATAATACTTGTCCGGATCCAGCGGAACACCCAACCATCTTCCGGCTCCGGTTCAGGGAGCGTTTGAGGGGGAGTCCACGCCATTTTGCGTTGCGCTGACTCTCGATTTTCAATTTCACGAGTCAATCTATTCTCAGCCATTGTCGTTCTCCAGTCTCATAAGTTCACGTGCGTACTGTTCGTTGCTCAGACCAAGTTTCTTGGCAATTGCAACTTGAGTCGGTGTCAGGCGGACCTGACGCGGCGCGGTTGCCCGCGTAGCTGGTGCCACAACAGTAGCTGGTTTTGTGCGAGCGGGCTTTTGGGCCTGTTTCGTTTGAGGTTGCTCTTCCTCATCATCAAATGACTCCGGAAAACGCTTCCTCATAGTTTCATCGACTCGGCGGTAATACTCGTCTGTATTCGGGTCTACGCCGCTCCGGACCAGTTTTTCGTGCAGGCCGAGTGCGAGGGCGGTCATCTCCTCATCCACACCAAACCAAGTATTTTTCTCTCGCCACGCCTCTGCCTTTGGATCGGCTTGCGGAGCCTGAGAAACTTGGGGCGTCGTTACCTGTTGATTCTGTTCTACTCTTTCCTCTTCGCGTTGTAAAGAGGGTTTTATACGAGAGATATTTTGAATCTTTAGCTTCGCGTCGGTCAGGGCTTCCTGAGCATCTGTAATTAATGTCGAGTCACCGCTCTCGTACGCCTGCTTAAGTTTGTCCTTGGCGACGGATAACTCGACCGTTGCAGCGTTCATAGCGTGGTCGAGCATTGCCTTTTTAGACACCTCGGCCCGTTCTTTAAGCTGCTTGATCTCTTGTTCCCGTAACTGGGCAAACTTGAGAGCTTCTTCACGCTCTCGGATGGCACGTTCTTTTTCCCGTCGCTCGTCGTGCCAGACCTTTTTCATCTGAGATAGGCGCTTCTTAACCTTCTCGGAATAATCCTCAAGGTCGTCCTTCTCTAATTCCTGCACTACTTCCTTTGGTAGCGGCTTACGGTTTCGGTCTTCGGGTGGGGTGTCATCCTCGATTTCTACTTGAAGTTCGTCGCTAACTTCCTGATTTTGCTCAGTTTTTGCTTCGGCTTCAAGTTCGTCGGGGAACTTAAATTCGGTCTGTTCATTAGACATTATGTTTTACCTCACACGCGACGAATGCCACGGGGGTCATCTACAACTGCCTCCACCGTGTCGTCGTTAATGATGCGGAACTCTCGTCCGTGGATGACCAACCGGGTACCGGCATAGGGACGGGTCAACACAAAATCACCCTCCTTACACCACGGGCCAGTCGGAAAGCGGTCCTTATCTTGGTAGCAAAGGTCGCCCATCTTGATGACGAATAGGACGACCGTAGTCATTTCCTCCGTCCTCTTGGTGTCCTCGGCTTTGATAATGCCGCCTTCGTACTCCTCTTCTACGTGCGGGACTGCACAGAGGATTCGATACCCTTTCGGGTCTGGCAGTTGAGAGGCTTTCTTTGCCTCCTCCTGCGTCTTTTCGATATCAATATTACTCATCGTCGCGCTCCAAGCGTTTTGCAAGGTCCCGAATATGGTTCTTTGCGAGGTCGAGACCCTGAAGTGCCCCGCAAAGTCGTTTGTATTCACCTTCGTCCAATTTGCCTTGGATGAGGGCTTCAACAATCAAAGTGCGCTCCTCTTGGAGTTTTGACTCCAAGTATTCAAGAGCGTTGCCGTATGCCATTTACCTATCCTCGTTAACCTCCCGGACTGGGACCTTTTCTCGACCGAGGGCTAGTAGCCATCGGATTGACGCTGCGCTGCGCGGCTTGGTCTTTCGCCTTCGCAATCTCAACGCCGAGTTTCGTTCCTTCAAGCTGCTGCTTGTTGGATTCTTGCGCCTTGTGCTTCTCAATGTCTGAGCCAAGACGGGCTGCATCAAGCTGCTGCCGACCAGAGATTTCTGCCTCGCGTAAGCGAAGCTCGTCTTCTTTGGCTGCCGCAGTGATGATGTTTTGTTGCTCTTTGAGACGCAGTTCTTCCTGCTTTAACTGCATCTCCATCTGCGCCTTCATCTTCTTTGTCTCGGCCTCCATCTGCTTGATTTGGAGGTCCATCATCTGCATCTGCACGAGCGGATCTTGTTGCTGCTGAGCAATCTGCTGAGCTTGCATCTCGGCCTGATCCTTCTGCAAAAGTCTCGCAGCGGCGGCAGCACTGATCTGTGCCAACTGCACCTCCAACTCCGGAGGCATGTCGTACTCTTCGTTGTCGTCTTGCGGAAGCGGTGGGAGACTGACCCCCAACTGCTTCTCGATCTCGCGGCGATACTGGAACGCCACGTGCTCCATAATGTGAGCTTGAAGAGACTGCGTGATCTGCTGCGCCATCGGGTTCTGCCCAATCATTGCAGCTATCTTTGGATCTTGACCAAGTGCCATATGCACAGCGATGTGTGCTTCGTGATCTTGGTAAATGAACGCCTTGAGCGGCTTGCCCGTCATTGCATCCATATTCTCCGTGACCGGATCACGTGGTTTCTGATCGTCCGGCATCGGCACAAGCTTGTCTGCGTTTCTAACTCCGAGCACCTCAATCATTTGACGATGCAGGTACGGGAGGTTGTATAACTGTGGAGCGGCTTGGGCCAACTGCATGACAGCCTGATACTGCACGACCTTCTGCGACATCGTTGCCGCGTTCGGATCGGATACCGGGATGACATCTACATCGTCATAGTCAGCCTTCTTCGCTCTACGATCACCGACTTCCGGTTCATATGAATACTCTTCCGGTGTGTAGTCTCGGATGATCGCGGCGAGGAGTTTGAACTCCTGCTTCATCGCGTAGTAAATGCGGGCCTGAACAGCCGACATCACCTTTAGAACACGCTCCAAAATCGCAAGCGTCGTACCGACCGGAGCCTGCGAGGACATATCACTGATCTTAAGATCCGATACCGCAGCGAAGCGGCGACCTTCTTCAATGATCTTGTCGAGCAAGAGCGAGAGAGTCTGCGAAGGTTCTTTGTACGGCAACGGCAGGATGTTGTCCCGCACAGCGCCACTCGGGATATCTACGTCTCGCCATTCTCCCGGAGCAATAGGCGTATCGTCTCCCTTAATTCTAAGCCCGCGCGACTTGAGACCACCCGGTAAGTTGCTGAGTGTTCCAGCATCGACAAGCTGCCTAAGAAGCGATGTAGCTGCCTTAGAGTGTCCACCGATAAGGTGGATGAGACCAAAGTAGTAAAACCCGAAGCCGGGGATGTAACCATAATGAACAAAGTGCTGTCGCTTGGCTTTGAGTTCATCGTCTTCTTTCCAATTACGTCGAATCGCTAAGACAGTCCCGGTTCCCTTCTCAATCGTCACCACGTAAGGCAGTGCAATACCGGTCTCGTGGTTCTCCTCATCCACATCCGGATAGTCCGGCAGGTCGAGGTTCACATGCATCTCAAGCAACTGGAACCGATCATCCATCGACGCCGAGAAGCCTTGATCTTCTGCCTTCTGCTTCTCAACCTCGTCCATCACTCGCATCGGCTCACCAAGATCAATGTCTCGATAGAACCCTGCGTACTGAAGCTTCTTCAACTCATTCTTCGTTTTACGCATCCGGTGCGTAACACGCTCGGCCGTCTCTAAGTTAGCAGCACCGTACGGCACCACCATATCTTCAGCCGGGATATAGACAGCGGTCTGACGGTTGAGGCTCGGATCAAAGTAAATCTTCTTGAACGCATTACCCGCCAAGGCCATCGACAGCAGCATCCGTTCGTGTTCCGGGCGGTACTCCTTCATCACCTCAGTGAGTTGGTAGTTCATATCATCCGCAACGCGAATGGCGGCATCTTTCTTCTCTGCCGTCTCCTTGCCGACGATCTTGGTCTTGACCGGCCCCATCGCGGGGAAAGTCTCCATAATCGTCTCGGACTGAAACTTAACAGCCGACTCCATCAGAAGCGGGTGGAATACACCGCACGCACCCGGCCACGGCTCAGTACGGTCTTCGTACCGAATGCCAAGAATCTTCAAACCTTTGACGTAGGTATCAAGCCAATCTTTACGGCTCGCAAGGTCGCCCTCGTACTGTCCGATCAATTCAGAAGCAAGGCCCTGAAGATCGCTCTCACTCATGTACTCGGCGAGGTTTGCATCAAAGTCCTCAGCGCGTGGCTCAGACTTCCCGAACTCAATCATCATCCCATCGACACCGATCTTGACCTCTTCCGGGTCCACGATCTCGATCTCAATCGGCTCCATCTCCGCAGCCATAGCCGCGATACCTTGGGGAGCCTCCATCAAACTTTTATCGACGGCCATCTAAGTTCTCCTAATAAAATCCTTCACGACGGTGGCTCTTGAACCACCGGGTTGGTTCCGGTTCGTCAGACGGAAGCTGAATAAAGCCGCCCTGCCTGAACCGGAGCAAGGCTAAAGTCGTGGCGTCCACTAAGTCGTCGTGGGTACCACTTGGAAAATCATTACATTCTTCAACCACTTCCCACGCCCATCGGCGGTCGGGTACCCAAACTATACCGGAAGAAAACAGATCAGTGACTGCATTAACTCTTGAGATTTTATCCTGTCCCTTGCCGGGGGTGAATTCAGCTATCGGCACGCCCATACGCCGCATCTCCTGATACAGGGCTGCGCCGTTGGATTTCTTCTCAACGACGAACGTATCCGGGTTCCACTCCTTATATTGTTCTAGGACAAGCGCCTTTAACTCCGGGAACTCAAGCCGCTCTTTGATCGCGTTCAACAGGATAATGTTGTAGTTCTGAGTCTCTTCATTCTTAAAGACCCCCCACGTGAGCAGGGCGTTGTAGTCCGACCGGTTGGTTTTCTCTTGGGCAGCGTCGAGCGTCATAATAATGTGCTCGCATGACGGGGGATTCTCGCGGTCCCACACCTGCCACCACTCTCTTTTAATAAGAGCGCCTTCCTCCGAAGTCGGCTCCTGCATGTACTGGGCTTGCCAATACCGCACATCCATACTGGCCTTTTTAGCCAATAACTCGTCTATACCCCAAAACTCAGGCCATAGCGGTTTGTCGTTCAGGATGGCTGGGAACTCGACCACTTCCCACTGATCTGCCCCGTCTTCACGGGTCATGTGGTCCACGATCTTCCCGGTCAAGTCCATCTTGCTCCAACGCGTCATCACCACGATGATCGCGCCACCCGGCATTAGTCGTTGGACCGGACCCGACTGGAACCACTCCCAAGCCGGTTCAAATACATCCGCGCGACCCTGTTTAGCTTCCTGTTCTGAGTGAGGATCGTCGATGATAAAGAGGTCAGCGCCACGACCGGCAAGAGCGCCACCCACACCAATAGCGAAATACTCACCGTTAAAATTAGTACCCCAACGAGAAGCACTTTTACTATCAGCCTGCAACTCGACGCTTGGAAAGATGTCACGGTAGCTCTCCGATCCGACCAAGTTACGCACCCGACGACCAAAGTTCACCGCAAGATCTGCGGTGTGGGACGCCATAATGACTTTCTTCTGCGGATATTTCCCAAGGAACCACGCCGGGGCGAGGTACGAAATCATCTCCGACTTGCCGTGACGCGGGGCGATGTTCACGATCACCCTTTTCTTCACACCGTTGGCGATTTCCTCAAAAATCCGCGCCAATTTCCTATGGTGAGGGCCTACCTTATAACCGGGGTACACGTGATTGATGAAGTCGAGGAAGGAATCCTTCCCTTTTGCCTGCGTTAGCTGGTTCTGATACTGCTTTAATAGGTCAGCGACACGCCGTTTCTCCTTGTCCGGCATCGTAGGCAGGGCAAGTTTCAGCTTTTTGATGTTTTCTTGGGTTAACTGCACGAAATTTAGTCGTTCAGGAGGTCTTTGATGCCCTGAGACTCACGGTGCCACAGCCCAATCGGACATTTTTGATTCGCAAAACGTGTTTTAGCTGCAATGATGCAGCCGCAACGACGGCAAATTCCCATTTTGTTGTGTTCACACGGGTCACAGAGGGCACGGCGGTCCTCTACCGTGCTGGGTCTAGCCATTAACGGCATTACTTACCCCGCTTCCCTCGTCAATAACCTTGTATTCGATGCCTTCCAGCACCGAGAGAAGCTCTTTCTCGACCTCTTCGATGGGCTTAATAATATGTGTCGTCTCGCTGCGCTTCTTAAACGCATCAACTCCGTCCACTTCACCGAGTTTTGACAGGGCTTGGATACGCTCTTTGGGCGTTGTGGCGTGTTCTACCTCGTAGACCAACTTGTTCACCACATACAGCTTCAATTCAGACAGGTCATCCACGATAGCGCAGTTGCTCTGCGCGACCATACCGGCAAGGTAGGCCATCGTTTCGTTTGGGTATTTGCTGTAATCAATGCGGGTCTTGGGATTGGCAAGGTGCTGAGTCGCAATCTCCTTTGCCACGGCGATGTCGTTCTCGTCCGGACAAAGCGGGGTCCCAGTCAGATCGGATATGAGCTTAATTGTCCTCGCCCTCATCTCGATCTCCGCCTCGGGAGTCAGTTCGGGCAATGCCTCTACCGCGTTGGCGGGCAGGGCGACGTTTTCTTCGATCTCGGGGACCAAAAGCTGCATAAATTACAATATATACGAAATGAAACAGGATGGAACCTAAAATACAACCGGGGCCT